GATTGCAAGGATTTGATGAAATAAATCTCTTGAGCAAAAGTAATAATTCTGGTGGCAATAACCCTGTTGACATGGATATTTCTAGCATTGGGAATGGTGGTAATGAACAAATAAGTAAAACTACTGATGAAGCAAAAGAAATGTCAACTGTATTTGATGAAATAATAGGCAAGGTAAAAGAACTTACTAGCTTATTTAAGCAAGGATTCAAGATAGGCGTTGGGGACATGAGCGTATTTGATTCCATAAGGAGTAATATAAGTTCTGTAAAAGATTCTTTTATGAATATTTTCACTGATGGAGAGGTACTAAGTGCAGCTAACAATCTACTTAATAGTATTTCACTTTATTTAGGAAAACATTTAGGAGCTATAACCTCTGTAGGTGCAACTGTAGCAGACTTTTTTACAGGAAGTATTGCAAAATATTTAGACCAAAATAAAAATTTCATAAAAGAAAAAATAATAAGCATATTCAATATAAAAGCTGAAATACTAGATATAATAGGCGATTTGGAAGTTGCTATAGCAGATATTTTTACAGTTTTCAGAGGTGATACAGCTAAGCAGATAGGCTCAGATTTAGTTGAGATATTTGCAAATTCTTTTTTAGAAATAGTAGAAATATCTGAAAAACTAGGGAGAGATATAATTAATTGCATAGCAAAGCCAATAATAGATAACAAAGATGCAATAAAACAAGCTATGCAAGGGACACTTGAAGCAATACAAGAAGTAACAGGAACTATTGCAAATTTTGTGAGTGATACATGGAAGAAAATTGAGAAACTGTATGATGAACATATAAAACCTTTCTTCGATGCAATAGCAGAGGGAATAAGTTCTATAGTGGAAACACTTTTAAAAAATTATAACCAATATATTGTACCTCTTTTAAAATGGATAGGGGACAAATTTACAGAACTAGTTGAAAAACATATTTCTCCAATGGTAGATAAAATATTAAATTTTGTTGGAAAAGTAATAGACGCACTAAAGGATATTTGGAATAATGTACTTGTTCCATTCATAAACTGGATAATTAATACTATAGTGCCTAAGATAGTTCCAATTGTAAAAACAATAGTGGAAATAGTGAGCATAGGCATAGGAATTATTTGTGATGTTATAGGTGGGATAATGGATGTTTTAAGTGGAATAATAGATTTCATAACAGGAGTTTTTACTGGAGATTGGAAGAAAGCTTGGAAGGGAGTTAAAGAAATATTTGGTGGCATTTGGGATTCCTTGGGTGGAATTGTTAAAGGGGCCTTAAATGTTGTAATAGACATAGCAAACTGGGCTATAAAGAAAATAAATAAAGCTCTAACTATAAATATTCCTGATTGGGACATACTCCCAGATTCTATACAGGGTAAAAGTTACAGCTTTGAAATACCTACAATTCAAAAACTTGCACAAGGCGGATTTGTAAAAGCTAATACCCCGCAGTTAGCAATGATAGGTGATAATACTAGATACGGTGAAATAGTAGCACCTGAAAACAAACTATCTGAACTTTTAGACAAGGCAGTTAGTAAGGGTGGAGCGGATGAAGAGGTTTTATATAAGGCTTTTCTAAGAGCATTAAAAGATATGCCTAACAATGATGTGGTGTTAAATGTTGATGGCGTTAGATTGGGGAATGCAGTTGCAAAAGGTGTTAATAAAATTACAAAGACGAATGGTGGAATATGCCCTATAATTACATAATATATTGTCAAAATATGCTATATGATGTATAATGTTTACAACATTAAATTTTAGGGGGGCATTAACATGGAGGAAAAGTTTTGCAAATTTTGTGGTGAAAAAATACCAATGGACGCAGTAATATGTACACATTGTGGAAGGCAAGTAGAGGAATTGAAAAGCAGTAAGCCAGACAATATTGTAATTAATAATTCGGCATCAGCAGCAGCGAGTGCAAGTAACATAAATAAAGGGCCAATAAAAAGAAAGCACTCAATATTATTTGATTTATTTATGATAGTTATAACTGGTGGTTTGTGGATAATTTGGATGATTATTAGACCTAAATATTATTAAATTTAAGGCACTTACTTATGTAGGTGCTTTTTTCTTGCAAAAAGTAGGTGATATAATGTTAAAAATAAATGGGGTAACAATGCCATCTCCAGTAGCTTGCAATCCAGATATAAGTGATATAGATGGAGAAACAAATAGAGACGCAAATGCTTTTCTACACAGAGATAGAGTAGCAACAAAAAGAAAATTAAATTGTGAATGGGGAGCTTTGAATGCTAGTGAAGCTTCAAAGCTCCTTTCTGCTGTTGCACCAGAATTTGTTGAAGTCACTTATTTTGACCCACAAATTGGGGCACAAACAACAAAAACCATGTATGCTGGAGATAAGAATATAGAAACACTTATGACAGATAAAAATGGCAATGTTACTTTTTACAAATCTATAAAATTTAATTTGGTTGAAAGGTAGGTGAAGAAAGTGTTAAATACAACAGAGTCCTTTGATACTTCAATAAAAAAATATAGTAGAAATATAAAAGCTAAAATAAGTTTTCCAAATATGACACTTGAAGGAACTGAAATAAAAGATATATCTATAACAAACAATTTGCTTACTGGTGAAGAGTTTGAAATAGGTACATTCATAACATCTATTGCAACAGTAACTATTCTAAATAAAGAGGTATATCAAAGTTTAGAAGGTAAAGAATGTAATATCTATGTAGGAGCAATAACAAGTGCTGGAACAGAATATATTAACATGGGTATATGTAAGGTTACTAAAGAAACTATAAAAGACCAACTGATAACTTTAGAAATGGAAGATAGGACAAGTAAGTTTGATAAGGAATTTAAAAATATAACTTATCCAGCTACCCTTAAGCAGATAGTAGAAAGTGTATGTAATCAAGTGGGAGTAAACCTTAATGGAGATTTTTACAACAGTTCCTATAAGATACTAGAAGACCCAAAACTTGAGGAGGGTACAACTTGCAGGTCAGTTATAGCAGCAGTTGCAGAACTAACTGGAGGATATGCAAGGATAAATAGTCAAGGTAAACTAGAGTTTTTTAATTTAGAAAAGCCTTCAAGTCTTTATTCATTTGCTGGAGATGAAAATTTATATGCAAGTAATGATGAAAAAATAAATAGTGGTAGCCTTGATAAAATCTTGATTGATAGAAATATGTACTATTCCTTAGATGTTGCTAAAAATGAAACTGAGACCATAACAAAGGTTTCTATTATGACAGATAACATCTATAGTTCTAAGGGTAATGATAATGGAAAGAACTACGTCATTGATAATAATATTTTGATAACGACTCACGAAAACAAGGAGTTACTAACTTCTATATACAATAAGCTTGTAGGTTTGTCCTATAAATCTATAAACATGAAGTGGCAAGGAAATCCTTCATATCAGATAGGTGACAATGTGACCATCTATGATGGCAAAGTCTTTCACAATACCTATATCATGTCAAGAAAGCTAAGCTTCAACGGAGGGCTTACAGAAGAATACTCAGCTAGTGGAAAATCTAAAGAAGAAGATAGTACACAAGTGCAAGGAACAATAAGCCAACAAGTGAAGAGAGCTAATGTTCAGATAGACTTTATGAATAAGCAAATAGAAATGAGAGTCAAAGAAGATGACCTTGAAACTATAGTAACTCAAAATGCCGAAAGCTGGAACTTATCCATAAATGGAAAACTAAAAGGTACTAACTATAATTTTGATGGAGAAGGAATGACTATCACAAATGGAGATATAACTGTTAAAAATGAAAAAGATGAAACTGTTATGTGGGTTGATGATGAAACGGGGCTGCTTTCTGTTAATGCTCTTGAAGTATTTGGTGATGGTGGTAATACAGTTAATTTCCATGGGAATGGTGGTAAGGCAGTAAATTTTAGAAGTGATGATAATAAAAGTTTATTCCTAAATTTTTATAGAGGGCAAAGTGGATCAGAAGATGCAAATCCTCGTATTGGAATTTATGCTGCTGACAATCTAAGTGATAGAAGTAACCAATTATGGGTAGAGCCTAGTGGGAAGAATGGTGGCACCCCTATGGTTATTATAAGAGGGCGTGATTCTACTATAGAAGTTAATGAGAAAGCTATGCTACAAGTTATAGGTGAAATACAATGTGTTGGCGACTTAACCATAAAGCATGGGGATAATACAATGAATGTACTTACACTTATACAAAATTTGCAAGAAGAAGTAGCAGAATTAAAGGCAAAATTAAATAGCTAGGAGGTGCAATATAATGCAATGGGTAGATAGAAAAGTAGAAAGACCAAACACTTTTGTAATGCAAAATAATTCTGATGGAACAATAACTCTCATACCAAGTCCAGGAACTATACAACAAACAGGTACACCACTTAATGCTGAAAATTTAAATGGAGCAATAGATTATTCCAGGAGCAAAATTGTAACAAATATAAGTCCAGTAGAAGGAAAATTGCAACTCACAACGGATAGCTATCAAGTAGCAACACTTAGTTCTAATACAACTTTAGTTCTTCCAAATGCAACAAAACCCATAGACATTATAGTTGAGATTAAGCCAAGTACTGATATAATTCTTACTTATCCTTCCAATGTTAAATGGCAAGGAGATGAACCTAGTATAATTTCTAGCAATATCTATGAAATATATCTAGGCTTTGATGGTGCAGACTGGATTGGAGGTTGGGTTGTCTATGAACCTATTAGTTAGCAGGAAAAGGCTTTTAGGGAATACTGGGGACTTTTTATGGAGTTATGGAGGATATTTGATAGTCAGTGCTTTGTGTGACTTATGTGGAGTGGTTTTAGATGAAAGTAATGCAAGGAACTTTATTACTGATTGTATAGAGAGTCTGCATGATACTTTGAAAGATAATCTAAATATTAATGGAGTTAATTATGCTTTATCTCTAAATGATGATTTAATTAGTAAATTCATAGAATTTTATAAAGGAAAAGAGGGAACTCTTATTGATAGTAAATTTGAAATTGCAAGTCCTAATTTAGATTTACCTTTCAAATTTTCTCAAGGTCAAGCAGTTTGGAAGGATTTGTGTTCTTTTAAAGTTAACCAAGATTGCCAAATTAAACCTCAAGCTTTTTGTAAAGGAACTGATTCTATTTCATCTTTAAGTTTGTATGGTAGTTATTCAAGTTTTTCAAAAGGAGATGTTGTAAGTTATAAATGTGCTTGGGACATTAATAGTAATTATTATTACATGGTTAATATTTATAAAAATGGTTCTTATGTTGCTCAAGCTTATCAAGGTTATGGCTCTGCTAATCCTGGACCTAAATATTTAGGTTTGGAATTTTGGCTTAGAGTTGACACTTCTTTAATTAATAAGGATACTTTTAGGTCTTTTGTTGGGGCTACATATCCATCTGTCTTAGGTGATATAAAAACTCTTGAAGAATACAAAGCTAAATATGAAAATGAGCCAAGTAGAATTATATTAGATTCTTCTATAGTAAATATAAAAACAAAGTGGAAAAAAGAAAGTGCAGATATTTATATTCCAGATGGAAATGTGGAGAATTTGCCAAATGGAGTAAAGATTCTTTATGGTCTTTGGGTATATAATACTGGTGACCAATTTACAGAAATTACTGGAGGGTGGGAAAACTATCATAATGATACAAATTGGTTTTGGAGTGGTTCTTGTTACAAAGGAGATATTAAAGAAAACTATTTAAGTTTTTCAATAAAACAAGATAAATCTATGTGTAGTTTAGCAACAAGTAATAAAATTAACTTTGAAGAAGTTAATAAAATAAAAATAACATATTCTCGCATAGCAAATACAAACGCATATGTTGCTTTACAGATAGTAGGTAGCCTAGAAACATCCGAGCTAAGTGGGGCAAAATTGCAAGTAGGAGATGGAAGCTTTGCTACAACTGAAAACCTGGATATTTACAACACGATAGAAATTTCATATCCAGAACCTAAGGCATTAAATGAGAAGTTGTATGTATTGGTTGTTTTATGGGGAGAATTAGCAAATTACAAGGAAACATTCAGAATAAAATCAATTTATATAAGATAAGTTAGGAGGAGAGAAATGAATAATATAAGAAGTCCAGCACCAGTAGGTGCTTTTTATTTTAGAAAAATTAAGAGGTGACAGGATGAACAATGAACAGGATATACAAGACATAAAAGAAAGATTAGTTAGAATTGAAACTTTGCTTGAAACAAATAACGGTAAAGTTGAGTTGGAGCTAAAAGCATTGGAAGAAAAAATAAAAGTTGCTAATCATAGAATAGAAGACTTGGAAAGCACAATAACATGGTTATGGCGTGCAATTATAGGAGCAGTAGTTGGTGGAGCTATTGCTCTTTTATTCAAATAAGAAAGGAAGAGATAATATGGAAATAATGAATTTTATACCAGAAAATTTAATGATATTAATTGCTTCAATTTATGTTGTTGGAGCATTTTTAAAACAATCTGCTGTAAAAGATAAATGGATACCTATAGCTTTAATGATTTTTGGAGTCACTTTTGCAGTATTATTAACAATAATAAATTCTGAATATAAGGTATTATATGAAGCTATTGTGAATGGAATACTTCAAGGTATCCTTTGTTGGGGAGTTGCAGTAGGAATAAACCAAACTATAAAGCAAGTAAAGAAAGAAGAGTAGGACAAGTTCTTACTCTTTTTTCTATTATATATAAGAAGGGAATGATAAAAAATGAAAGGCATAGATATAAGCAATAATAATCCAAAGCTAAACTATGAGTACATGAAAGCTTCAGGAGTTGAAATAGCAATAATAAAACTAAAAGAAGGAGTAACTTTTTTTGACCCAGATAGAGATATTCATTATAAAGGTTGTAAAAATGCTGGAATGAAAGTAGGCTTTTATCATTATTTTAGTAAATCGACATCTGCACTTGACCAAGCCAATGGCTTTTTAGAAGAGTTAAAAAAATATTCATATGAAATTATTCCAGTATTAGATTTTGAAGACCCACAAATTCAAAACAAATCAGATAAGGTTGTTGCATTTATGGAGAGATGTAAGGAAGTATTAGGATATTATCCAGTTTTATATACCTATGAAAGTTTTCTGTACAATTTTGATGATAGATGCAAAAAATATCCTTTATGGATAGCTAAGTATGGACCAGATGATGGAATCACAAAAGTTTCTTATTCTGCTCCAGGATACAATGTTGTTGGTTTTCAATATACAAGTAAGGCAATAATAAAGGGTAGTAATGGTTATATAGATATGAATGATTTTTATGAAGGTATACTATTAAATAAAGTTGATACTTCTATCAACAATATTAATAGCTCTATCAACAAAAATGTTGATTGGTTGAGTGAGTATCTAAAATCTTGGAATTGGAAAGAGTGGGTCATAGAATTACAGACAGAATGTAATAGACAAGGCTTTTCTAATCAACCTGTAGATGGAATTACTTATAATAAAAAGACTGGAGAATCAAAAACTCTTGCAAGCTGTCCAACACTTAAAATTGGAGCAAAGGGAAATATAACAAGATTATTGCAAAAAGTTCTT